GTCGGTAGAGTGCTACCATGTCGGGACAATCTTTTGATTGTGACATTGCTTTATAGAGGTTTACTCCTCGTGGAGTAATTTGATCATCACCATCTATCTGAACCATATAATCATTATCACTCTCAAGAAAGAGTTTGATGACTGAGTTTTTACCCGTTGCGGGAGTGCCATCTGATTCGGTGATATGGTATTCGAGGGAGTTTCTTATACAGAAATTTTCAGCAACCGCACGGTAGTTGTCACTCTGAGAGTTAATGACAACTACCGTCTCCTCGTGCGGTATGACCTGCGTGTTTCTCCACACTCCTTCGAGGTCACTCGAAGTGAGAATATAGAACTTCATAATATAGACTCGACTTAACTAATCAGTGCTTTGATTTGTCCAATTAGTGTTGCTTTCAGTTCTCGTCTATCAAGTTCCACTCCATGTTGTCTGCCTAGTGCTTCCAGTTCCAACTTAGTCATTGAGTCCAATGATTTGTGGTTTTCTGGTGCTTCGTTCAACACCTGTGGTGCTTCTTCGACTTCTTCGACAACAACTTCTTCTACAACAGGTTCGGGGGCAGGTGCAGGTACCACTACTCCATGGAACTCTTCTATCTGTTCCTGTGTGTGGTTAGTTGATATAAACAACTCTCCTGTATGCGGATCTTCCCACCCATTACGAGTAGGTACTGCATTTTGACACCATGCCGGTGCTTTTACTTTTGCCATAATTTATTCTCCAATAATTTATTCGGGTTTTTGCCCAGAAAGAATTTGACGAATAACTTCATACTCGTTTAACTTGCTTTCTTTCTTGACCTTAACCTCTTTAGGTTTCTCGATCTTTTCCATGTCATCATGTTCAAGTTCGTCAGTTTTATGTAGTGCTTTAAACTCTTTACCTTTCTTAGATTCTTTATCATCGGCAGGTTCTGGAGCAGTAGCACCTTTCTTTGGGTTAGCAAGTTCTTCTAGTGCTTTGATAAAGTCAATTGCACTTTCACCGATCTTAGAGATCTCTGGAGTATCGTCACCGTCATCTTTATTAGGTAACTTCTTCTTCTTCTTAGGATCTACTTTAGGTTTATCTTCAGTCTCACCATCTGCTTCAACTGAATCTGCTTCCTTTTCATCCTTCTCTGCTTCGGTCTCACCTTCTTTTGCTTTGACCTTTTCGTTCTTAGCAGGTTTCTCTCCACCGTCTTTCTCGTTGTCGATTGCCTTGCGTCTCTTGTGCAGGAATTCGTCCGAAGAATCTACATCTCCATCATTATCGATGTCCTTGTCTTTACGATTCTTGAACTTCTTATCGTTTGCTTTATCATCGACAGGATCTAACTTAGACTCACCACGGTTACGTGCTCCCGCAGCCTGTGCCTTAGTCATACCTTCATCGAGGTCTTCTTTTTCGGAGACCATTGACAAATATGCCTCCATTGTTTTTCTTATATCAGTCATAATTGCGGTCTCCTAAAACCAAAACATTTTGATGATAGCACCAATTATTGATGCCACACCTATAAATGTAACTTTATTTATAATACCCACTGTGTGAGCGTTGTCGTTTACTTTTGCTTCTATAACGTCAAGTTTTAAACTAAACTTGTTCATACGTTCATACGTATTCTGGTGTTGCTTTTCCATCGCAAGGATCTTTTCTTCAGTACGTGCTAAACTTACCATCGCATCGGATAGTTTGTCTATTTTTTCTTCGATCCGACTGAGTCGTTGATCTGATAAGTCTGCCATTTTAGTTCCTGTGATTACTTCTATTTATATTAATTGTCTACTTTAGCACCACCACGCCACTGATAACAACTCCAGTACCTTGCTTTGTGCTTTGGGCCAGGATTTGCACAGTCGTGTCGTGCTCTGAATGATGCCCTACGTTTAGGATCATCACGTTTGATTGACATTTTCGGATCTCCGAAACGCACGACTACAACATTACCTTGGTCATTCTTCACATATACCTTGAACTTCTTATTAGGGTTCTCGGATGTGCGAATAGGATCATTAAGTTTCACCTTCTTACCTTGGTATTCTGACTCAGTTATCACCAAGTCCTCAAATAGATCATTGCATTCGCAATGTGCATCTATCTCGTTGTAGTCGTTAAATTTTTTCATTTATAGTACCTTGTTCCATACTCGTTGAATTCTATTACGTTTCATCATGTGGGAGAACTTTCTCCAAATCCTATCTATCAATTTTACTCCTATATTACTTTTTCATTAATTTGAATGCTACGTTTGCCATGGCAGGGACAGTCATTTTATCCATCTTTGCCTTGTTGGTGTCGTTTATGGCATCATAGACTTTTACTACGGCAGATGCTGTAAACATATCTACCATTACACCGTTAATTTTCTTTGCTGATTTCTTTGCAACAATATCACGCATTTGATCTACGTAAGATTGCTTACCCTCAGTGATCTCTACAGACTCATCAAACATCCCAGAGTCCTTCATCATTCTGAGTGCATCTTTCTTTGCTTTCTCAGCATTGTTCTTATTGATTCTCTCAACTGCTTTCTTAATCAGTTTTAGACGTTTTGCTTTGTCCTTGGGGTTCATTGCTTCGTCAACGTCACCGTATGTCTCGCATGGAGTCTTACCACATCCACAGTTTTGTTCTTTGACATCTTCACGTTTACTTTTCTGGTATGCGTTGTACTCTTTACGTCTTTCGGCATCCTTCTTCTTCTCAGCAGGTGTCATTTGAGATACGGGTTTACGTGCTTCTTCAATAAACTTGTCAACGTCAGTGCCTTCAAACATTTTTGCAAGACCTTTTGCGTTGACAGTTTTGAATGAACCGAACTCATCGGTAACTCTAAATGCCAACTTACTACCATCGAGTTTCATATCGACAGTATGTAATTTACCCTTCTTATCCCTAAGACCTTTTTTAATCTTAGGTGCTCTAATTTCATTAAACTTTTTCATGCAAGATCCTTATCGTGGTTTAGGTTACCCTTTTTCTTCTTAACGATAAAAGCGTTAACTCTTGCGTAACCCCATTGTTGTGGTGTGGTGCCAGGCCGATGTCCTGTTTTCCATGCGGCGACTCCACGGTTATAAACTTTTCTTAATGTATCTACTGAGATACCAGATTTTTTAGACTTACCTGCGAGACCTTCTCCTTCCTTCTCTACGATATCGTAGTTGGAATATCTCTTCTCTTCTAAGTATTTACTAAAATTAATCATTTGGTTTCCCTGTTTTTTGTTCTTGCACGTGCTAATCTTGCACGGTCAAGTATTCGATCATGTTTCTTTTTATCTGCTTCCTTCTCACGAGATATTTTGTCTTGTGCAGTTGCAACTGCATCTTCACCCAATAACGCATGAAGTGCTCTATCGTCCATACCTCTGTAAGTCTTAGCAATCTTTTGTGCATAGTACTGTGTACCATGTCTTAACTTACCACCATTCTCTTTCTTCTTACGAGCAATAAGATCTTTCAAGGTCTTTAATGCGTGTTGATACTCTTTCTTATTTATAGTAAGAGACTTCAATTTATCTAGCATTCTACCTTCCGTAGTAATAGTTTTTGATGATGACTTGAAGTTCTTCTTACGCATTATTGTTTTGTTAACAACTTCAAACTCATCCTTATTACGGTCATACTTGATGACTACTGGTAGGTTGAGATCCATCTGCAAGTCTTTAATGACTGCTTCACTATCTGGATTCTGTCTAATGTTCTTTGCTTTGTTCTTGGCAATCTTCTTGAATACACGTTGCAGTTCTGCTACAGTAATAGCAGGTTTGTTACGGTCATCGTTCATACGATCCGCAAAATGACGTGTGAATTCAATATCAACTTTGAACTTTGCAAGTAATCTATCTGCAAACTTCTCAAGATCACTTAACTGCTTTGAAGATACGTCTTCTTTAACAGAATGATACTCACGTCCTTTCTTCAAGTAATCTGCTCTGGAGATCTTAGGGCCTCCATACTCACTTACTGGTACACAGTCGGGAACAGTTTTGTTCCCTTTCTTCTTCATACCTACTTGCTTATACCCATCCCAACAATCTTCGTCATACATATCCTTGAATGCTTTGGTGTACTTGGACGGTTTAGTCTTAGCAGTTTTATCGCCAGGCGCAGGTTTGTATGCTGATTCATCATCATCATCCTTCTTCCCGTGCTTCTTAAAGTGTGCGTCTCTCTTAACTTTGGTAGACTTCTCTAATCCTTTATGATATCTTGCAGGTTGAGTTCCCTTGCGATCTTTGATATCGGAGTCTTGTCGTTCAACGAGTTCCACTGCGTCCAACCATTTGCGTAGTCGAGTGCCATCTGTGCGTTCAACGATAACGTAATTTGTTCCGAGAACTGCGACTTTAACCAGTTCATCACTTTCTTTAACAATGACTTCATCACCGACTGCATAGAGTTCTCCTTGTATGTATTGTTCTCTTGTTTCAGAAACAACAGGTAGTTCAATATGATTCTTAAAATGCAGTTCTTCTTTGAGTCCCATACCTTTACGGACATCATTGAATAACTTACGAGTATCCTTATCGGAGTAACCACGTGGCACTCCTTGAGTAAATGACTGATAGTCATTGTCCTTTGCAAATGCACGTTGCTTAGATGCGGACATTCCTTCTACACCTTCAGCATCTGGATCTCTTTGACCGGCAGAAACAACTTTAATGCTCTGGAAGTTATAGAACCCGTGACGTGCTTTCTTGCCATTGTACTTTTCAAGTAGTACAGTAAACTCACGTAGACGGTCTTGACCAACAACCATACAGATCTTAGTATAACCTTGATCATATAATTGTGAGGCAACATCAAATACATTTTTAACCTTCGGATCCATAATAACAGATCGGGCATGTTTCGGGTACATCTTACGGATGTGCTTAACCTTATCCTTATAGGATAACGGATCCTTTGCACCAGTCTTCTGAGACATGTATACTTTATAGTCATACTTGCCAGACTTCTTCTGAAGATTATCCATCACTTTACCGTGACCGGTAGTAGGTGGATTCATGCGACCAAAAGTAAAATATACTTCTTTGTCTTCTTCTACTAAGTATTGTGAAAAATTCTTGATTGCCATTATGTTTTATTACCACCCTTCTTGCGTTCCATTTCTTTCTTACGGACTTGGGGTAGTAATTTTTTAGATAACTTATCAATCACTGCTTTCTTTTTCTCTAGACGTTTTTCTAGATCTTGTCTACGTGCCATAGACAATTCTGCTTTAGGTGTATTCTTGATTAGTTTCTTTAGAATGACGTTACGTGCGGCCTTACGTGCACGTTTCTTTAGGACATCCATTGAGGCGATTTTGCGAGCGGCACGTTTACGACCAAGAGCAATTTTTGCCTTGTTCTTCTTAAACAGTCTACCCCTTGCCATACGTTGAGACAAACTGAGTGCCTCATCCGTAACTTCTTCGTTGTCTACTTTCTTACGTCTGGATGCTTTAGATGCGAGATCTTCATCACCCGTTCCAGTGTAGTCTACAAATTCTTTAAATCTAAGTGGTTTCTTTTCCACTGTTTACCTCGTTTTGGTTTGCCCCATTTAATATATGGTTAGGATTTATCCCAACCTTTTAGTATATCGGGTGAAAAGTTGTTGTATGAAAATTCCATACGATCAACGAGTTTCACCGCATCACCACCAAGTTTGTCGATTGCCACATAACCCTCTTCGGATGTTACCTTAAAACCCTGTCGAGTCTTAACAAATGTGTCGATTTTCTTCAAACTGTTAAGTTTATTTATAAGTTTTAGTTTCGCTAAAACTATCATTTTCTGCAATTCGAACATCTTTATTAAGGATGCTCGATTTGTAGGTGAGAAAAACTTTAAGATTTCGTCTCTTTTACCTTTTTGGGTGTTCTTGCCTTTTTCGGTGCTACGCTTGTCGATTTCTTTTTGGTACTTGTCTTTGACGTAGTTGATGAGACCTTGGGTGTGCGTTTTCGAGTCGCCGGGGACTTCGCCTTTGCGGACTTTGGTGTTGCCGTAGGTTTCGATGATTCCGGCAAGGTCTTGGTCGGCTTCGAGAGTCCGAAGAGTCGATCCCGCAATTGAGTTAAATAGTTTACCAGCTTTTGAAAGATATTCATTAATTTCTCCTGTTTCTTTTTCGGTCAATGTTGCGTCCACACTGCGGAGCATAGCATCCTGTGACCATACGTTCTTTGAACGTGTTAATTGTTTAACATTGACACCATAGGA